TCGGGTTAACGGGGAAGTAACTCGGAAACTCACGGCAGCAGCATTGACTTGGGCACTTGCGTTAATGCTGACTGCTTGTGGGTATCAGGGTTGGACACGTTATGAGTGCCAAGAATATGAAAACTGGTCAAAACCTGAGTGCCAAAAACCGCAATGCGTCCCGACTGGAACGTGTTCTGACGACATACTTGGATTTACAACACCACAAACCAACACGACGGCGCGCCCCTGAGGACGTCCACGCGCAGCTGATTTTGATAATTGGTTCAACACTTGCAGCAGTATTTTTAATCGTAACGGTTGGCATAACTTACGCGCTCATATTCGTCACCCAGCCAATCGGGGCACAAGCACCCAATGACGCAGCCTTTATTGACCTATTGAAGACACTAGCCATTTTCTTGACTGGTTCACTGGGCGGTGTGCTGGCTGGCAACGGACTAAAATCCAAGGCAAAGTCAGGTGACACGCCGACAAACACGCAAGGTTCTTGATTTGGCGCGCCTTATGCGTCACCCTGAGTGCAGGTGGTAGTCGTTACCACCAAGAATCGGGAGAATTCAAAATGGTTGTTGATCTATTAGACCCGCAGGTTTTGCGGGCGTTGTTCCTTGTCGGTGTTCTTTGCACCTTAGCCGCTGCACTTGGTTACTCATTTGGGCACAAAGACGGAAGCCGTGAAGGCTATACCCGCGGGCGTGCAATTAGTCGCCACATCTCACAAGCCAAAAGGGAAGTGAAATAAATGGGGTTCTTGGATAACTACGAAGGAAACAAAGAGCGCACAGATCGTTGGATTGCCACGTTTCCGCAGGGAATCATTCATGCCGTTATTGAAGAATTTAACGCTGAAAAGGGTTACATCTTAGTCAAGGCAATGGGTTATCGAAACCAAGAAGAAACTATACCCGCTGACATTGACTACGCCTACGGATTTTTGGCTGCTTACAATCCCAACATGAAACGCTGGTTTGTTGAGGATACAGTTACAAGCGCAAAATTGAGAGTTATGGCTAACTTGCTGGGTGGCACGGAAAAGGCTACAAGGGAAACAATGCAACAAGTGGAATCTATGAGTGCAAAAATTGTGACGGCTGACCCAGCCAAGGAATACGACTACTGGACAACCAAATTTGGCGACGTGCCAAGTTACAAGACTGAAGAAGACATGGAAGCAGCTGGTGTTCCAACTTTGGCTTCAGGCGTTGCGGAAATTGCAACACAACTTGGCGGTCAATTGGTTGCTGAAGCACCACAGTGCCGTCACGGACACCGTGTTTTCCGCAGTGGAAACAGTGCCAAGACCAAAAAGGACTGGGCAAATTATTCATGCGTAGGGCGCAAACCCGATCAGTGCGACCCAATATGGCTTGTGCTAACCAGCGACGGAACATGGAAGCCACAAGTATGACGAAGCAAAGACTAATCAAAATACTTGTCTGCATTGAAATTGTGTTGTTTTTGCTACTGATTGGGGTGGCATTTCTATGAGCGATTATTGGGAAGTAATACAAGTCAAAACAATGACTGGCAAACTTATGTGTGAAGGTGAAGTGGTCGCCGAATACAAAGTTGAGCAATGCGACAAGTGTTCAAGCATTGTCAAATTTGACGAATTTGGCTACCAAAAAGGCTACGGCAATGAAAAGATTATTTGGTTTTGTGCGGGTTGCCGTTGAAAATCACATTGACGCGTCAGGAAGAATTTGAATGTCACGACGCAGCCCTAGCCCTAGCGCGAGAAAACAAAGATTATTGGCAAACCCGCTCAGGTGGTTATTCAATGGAAAAGTCATTCCACGATTTAATCGCACAGGACGCCCAAAGTATCGGCAGTGAATGGGTTGTTGCTAAATATCTCAATTATGAGTTTGACCCGTTCTTGCAGAAGGGCAAATTCAAGGCTGACGTAGGTTCTCACTTTGAAGTGCGTTGGACTAAATACGCCTCAGGGCAGCTGATAATTCACGAATATGACCGCACTGACGACGTGGCAATCCTTGTCACTGGTGAATCACCACATTTCCACATTGCGGGTTGGATTCCCATTGCCATGGCTAAACGTCCCAAGTACCGACACAGTAAGCAACCCAACTGGTGGGTCACGCAAATCAACTTGCAACCTATTGAAAACCTTAGGAGAAGCAACTATGGACACAATCCAGTTTGAGTGCAGAAAATGCAAGAAGATAACCAAGCACGTAATTCACAAGGTAACGGACAACCTTCCCAATGGTGTGGAAGTGATTCAATGCACCAAGTGCGAAGTCATGGGGGTTGCACAGATAGGGGCTTCCAATGCCGATCTATGAGTTTAAATGCACGGTGTGCCAAATCAGTGTTGAGGTGGATAAGTCAATCCACGACGAACACCAACCAATCTGCTGCGGTCAAAACATGAGTAGGTTCTACTCAACATTTGGCATATCCTTCAAAGGCACGGGCTGGGGCGGGAAATGAAGATTCTGAACCTTTACGCTGGAATTGGTGGTAATCGCAAACTTTGGGGCAACGAACACGAAATTACGGCCGTTGAGTACGACGCAGACATTGCTAAGGTGTACGCAGACCACTTTCCAAATGACACAGTGATTGTGGCTGATGCGCACCAATACTTACTTGACCACTTTGCTGAGTTTGATTTCATTTGGTCATCACCACCATGTCAAAGCCATAGCAGCTTTAGGCAGAATATCGGGGTGCGCTATCGTGGCGTTCAACCAATATATCCTGACATGAAACTATGGCAGGAAATTATCTTCCTTCAATACAACTTTGCAGGCAAATGGGTTGTGGAAAACGTAAAGCCTTACTACACGCCATTTGTACCACCCACGGCTGACCTACAACGTCACTACTTTTGGGCGAACTTTGACATTCCACAAGCCGACATTGAGAAGGACAATCTAAGAGCTGCGCAAATACCTCAATTGCAGGCCTTGCATGGTTACAACCTTGACGGATACAAGTTGCCTAATAAACGCCAGGTGTTACGTAATTGCGTATTGCCAGCACTTGGTTCACACATATTTGAGCAGGTGAGCAATGGATAGTTATACACAAGGGTTATCCACAGGCGTGCAAAACTTGTGGGACACGCCCAAGGGTATGCGTAAGTTATTCAATTGCTTGACAGTCGCGGTACGCTGGTTTCGCTTGAAGCGAGCCGCTGAGGCGGATTGCTCGCAAGGGCGTAATCGGCTAATGGGACGGGTCTATGTCATTGCGGCATTGCTTTCAATAACAAGCATTCACAATTCATCAGCTGCTAATTATTCAATTGACCATTTGAAGTTATATGCACATTCTAGGATTCTTGACTATAAAGAATTCCAATGCTTCAACAAGATAATCACAAAGGAATCACGTTGGTCATATTTAGCGCGTAATGGTTCGCATTATGGGCTAGGGCAAATGCGATCTACGTACTACCGTGACCTTGACCCATTCAGACAGATAGACGCAACGATTCGTTATAATCACAAACGTTACTTGACCCAGTGCAATGCTTGGTCATTCCATTTGAAGCATGGGTACTACTGATGTCTAGTGCATTGAAGGACAATGGCAGCACAAGCCAATGGCGCAAGATTAGGCAACGCATACTTCAACGCGACGGACATACTTGCCAGCATTGTGGATTGGAAGGCAATTCAGTTGACCACATAACGCCAAGAAGCCTTGGTGGTAGTGATGAAGACTGGAATCTGCAAACCTTGTGCATTTCATGCAATTCAGCCAAAGGGGGGCGGTTTTTTAATAGCCCAGCGACACCCCTGACCCTTCCTGTTTTAAATTCCCCCCAAAACGGCTCAAGAAGCCACGAAAATGACTGAGAAGGTCATAGAAGGTCACCAAGACCCCCTAGAAGCCTCAAACGGGCTTCAAACGGTTTTGGGTAGGGACGCAGACGTGCAAAACGCCCTAATTGGCGTACAAACGCCCCGAATTCACACGCCACTCAACGATTTACCCTCACGCGGGCATGAATTGGTTGATTTAGCCAGCAGCCTGAAGATTGAATTGCTGGAATGGCAGAAATTTGCGCTTATTCATACCCACAAGGTAAAGCCTGACGGCAGGTGGGCTTCCCCAGTCAACACGATCTGTGTGGCAAGACAAAACGGAAAATCATTTTTGCAGCTGATAAGAATTCTTGGCGGTCTTTTCTTATGGGAAGAAAATTTGCAAATCGGGTCAGCGCACCGATTGTCCACGTCGCTGGAACAATTTAGGTCAATGGTTCAGATTATTGAAAAGAATGATGTTTTAGCAAAACAGGTAAAAAAGATTCGTTGGCAGCACGGCGGTGAAGAAATCGAGACAAAGGCTGGAAATCGGTTTATTGTGCGCGCGGGTGGTTCGGCCGCCCGTGGTGTGTCCCGACCTTCAACAATCCATTTGGACGAATTGCGCGAAATGACAGACATTGAGAGTTTTGCCTCATTGCGCTACACCCTCATGGCTGCGGCAAACCCCATGGTCATGGCGTACACAAACGCGGGCGATTCTTCTTCGGTAGTGCTGAACCAATTTCGGGACAGGGCATTGGCCAGCATTGCGGGGGTCGAAGACGACATTGCCTATTTTGAATGGTCTGCACCTACTGACGAAATCAGCGTTGAAAATGCACGGCACGCAAATCCGTCCATGGGAACGCTCATTCATGCTGACAACATAAAATCCGTTTTGAACGACCCACCTGACGTCGTAATGACTGAAGTCTTGTGTCGCTGGGTTGTCGCAATAAATAGCGCGGTGGATTCTGCTAGTTGGGGCAATTGTCTTGACAAGACGGTTGACCTTGACCCTGACAAATTGACGTGGCTTGCAATTGACTTGTCACCTGATCGTAGGCACGCAAGTCTTGTTGGGGCGCAAAAACTTGGTGATGAAAAGTTTGTCGTCAAGTTGCTTCACACGTGGACAAACGACTTGCAATTGGACGATAAAGCCATTGCCAACGAATTGGCAGATTACGCCCGCAAATATCCAACCGAATACGTGCTTTACAGTCGAAAAACCAGTGGCGCAGTCGCTGCGCGCCTTGCACCCGCTGGGATTCCCGTTTATGACATGGACACCAGTTATCCGCAGGCTTGCGACGAAATGCTTTCAGCGATTAACAGTGGACGTTTGAAACATAAGGGGCAAAGCCAATTAAGTGAAGAAGTTTTAGCTGCGGTTCAATTACGTCGTGGTGACGGCGGCTGGGTTATTGGACGCAGGGCGTCACAGTCGGTCGTTTGCGGCGCGGTGGCCGTTAGTCTCGTTTCGCATTTTGCGACACGCCCAGACAATGACCTTGACATAATGGTGGGCTAAACGTATAAGCCTGACACAATTCGGGCATGGCATTTTCTGATTTATTCGCACGCAAGGTTGACGCTGCCGTTCCAGCGAAGACCATTGACGTGGACGCAGCTGCGGTTGCACCTTATTACAGTGAAGTAGGCAACCTATTCCTATTCGGTGGAATAGTCACCGCTTCACGTGCTGAAGCAATGAGTGTGCCAACCGTAGCGCGCGCCTTAGGAATCATTCAAACAATCGCTTCATTACCAATGCACACACGCAATGAAGCAACGGGCGAAAAGGTTACACAACCGCGCGTTATCAACCAGCCTGACCCACGAATTCCAGGGTCAACGTTTTGGGCGTGGATTATTTCGGATTTGTTCTTTTTTCCGAGTGCGTATGCCTACGTAATGGACAGGTATGCAGACACGGGCAAAATCCGCGCAATGGAACGCATTGCACCTGAGCGCGTAACAATTACAACGAACGGCATGGGTTATGAAATTGCAACTTATTCAATCGACGGCGCATTTGTTGACCCAGCAAACCTTGTTGTCTTTCAAGGCTTCCAAGAAGGATTACTAAGTCGCGCAGGTCGCACAATTCGTGCAGCCGCTGCCTTAGAGCGTGCAGCAATGAATTTTGCAGTTGAACCAATTCCGCAAATGGTTTTGAAGTCAAACGGAACATCATTGCCCGCAGATCGTGTTGCAAAGTTGTTGAGCGCATGGCGCACGGCACGTGCTAACAAATCTACCGCGTTTTTAAACGCTGACGTCACGCTGGAGACACTTGGCTACGACCCAAAGAATTTGCAGCTAAATGAGGCCAGAAATTACGTGGCCTTGGAACTTAGCAGGGCAGCAGGGCTTCCAGCCTATTTCACTGACGCACAACAAAGCACGTTCACCTATTCCAACGCCTTAGACAAAAGGCGCGACCTCGTGGACTTTGCTTTCAGAAATTACATGTCCATAATTGAGGAACGCCTCTCATTTGCTGATTTCACACCAGCAGGCAACAAAGTGCGTTTTGACCTTGACGATTTCTTGCGTGGCAATCCTTACGAGCGCGCGCAAGTGTACGAAATCTTGAATCGAATTGGCGCAATGTCAATTGACGAAATACGCGAGGAAGAAGACCTACTGCTATGAAAAAAGTAATCACACCAATGCAAATCACCGCAGCTGATTCCAACAGTCGCACAATCACGGGTCGCATTGTCACGTTTGAGGAAACTGGTAACGCTTCAATTGGCAAGGTTCAATTTGCTGCTGGCAGTATTGAAGCCACCGCCGTGTTGCTCAACCTTGAACACGACCGCACACGTCGAATTGGCAAAACACTTTCCATTGAATCAAACGACAAGGGAATTGAAGCAACTTTCAAAATTGCAAACACAACTGCTGGAACTGACGCACTTGTGGAAGCCCAAGAAGGGTTGCGCGACGGATTTAGCGTTGAAGTTTCATTTGACGAATACGAGACACTTAAAGACGGAACAGTGCGCATTTTGAAGGGTGAATTGACTGGGGTCGCGTTAACTAGCGAACCAGCAATCCGATCATCACGCGTCACGGAAGTCGCAGCAACAACAGGCGAAGAAGACCAAGTTTCAGATTCGACAATCGAACCTGAAGTCACACCAATAGAAAAGGACGACGAAGTGGAACAAACCGTTACACCAGCGGAAGCCGTCGAAACGGTAGAAGCCGCACAGTCAGTAACCGCACAATCAAACGGCGTGGGTGGTTGGAAGACAACACCACGCATTGAGTTAACTGCTGCAAAGTATCTTGAAAACAAGGTTCTTGCTGCAACAGGTGACGAAAACGCACGCCAATACGTTTTGGCAGCAGACAACACAACCGACAACGCTGGACTTGTTCCAACACGTCAGTTGACTGAAGTTGTCAACGGACTATCAACAACAATCCGCCCAAGCATTGACGCGATTTCTCGCGGTGCATTGCCTGACGCTGGAATGACATTTGAAATTCCTAAGATTACTGCTGCACCAACAGTTGCAATTGCAGCTGAAGACGCAATCTTTTCAAATACAGACCAAAATTCCGCGTTCTTGAGCGTGGATGTTAAGAAGTTCGCTGGCCAGCAGAAATTTTCGGTGGAATTACTTACGAGGACTAGCCCTTTGTTCTATGACGAGTTACTTCGTAACATGGTTGCAGCAATGGCTAAGGCGCAAAACTCATACGTCAACGCACAGTTAATCGCTGGCGCAACAGTTGACGCAACAACAGTTGCAACATACCCAACCGCTGCTGAACTGCTTGGAATTATTGGTCGCGGTGCAGCAAGCGTTTATGGCGCAACTGCTGGACTTGCAAATCCATTTGCACGCAACATGATTGCGTCAACTGGTCAGTGGTCAAACTTAATGACTTTAAATGACGCTGGACGTCCAATTTATTCACAGGTTTCAAATCCTATGAATCAACCTGGTGTTTCAGTGCCAACAAGTTTGACTGGAAACGTCGCGGGCTTGAACCTGTACGTTGACCCAACAAACGGTGGCGACGGGGACGGTACATTGCTAATCGTTAACCCTGACGCTTACACATGGTATGAGGGAACTTCATACCAACTACGCGCTGAATCAACTGCTGACGGTTCAATCACCGTGGGCGTGTATTCGTTTGGTGCAGTAGCGACCAAAATTGCGGCTGGTGCGTTCCAAAATAACAAGGCATAAATAGCCACTAACTAATCATGCGGCGGGTTCTCCCGATCTCGCCGCAGCAGTCGAAAGGAAACGGACATGCCAGCCATTGTCACTGCAAGCCAATTGCGCACGGTGCTTGGCGTGTCCGTTTCACTTTATTCCGACAGTTACCTTGACGAAATTATCAACACCGCTGAAGCCGTCATTTTGCCAATGCTGGTTGCAAATACTTCAGCAATCAACGCTTACAAATTAGATTCCAACGTGGCTTATTTCTACACCCAGCGCGAACATCATTTTGTGACTGGTCAATCGGTCATTGTGACTGGCTTGCCCGCACCCTTTACCGCAACCCACGTCGTTGTTGATTCTTACGATTACTATTTCACCGCAGCATTGACGGCAAGCAACGTCACATTGCGCGACATTATCCCAACGGGCACGGCGACACTTTCAGGCTATTCCGCAGCTGATATTTACGCCACAAGCGCGCCAATTGAATCGGCCGTTCTTGCAGTCAGCGTCGAAGTTTTTCAGTCACGCGTTGCAGCAGGCGGTCAGATTGAGGGCGTAGATTTTGCCAGCACGCCTTATCGCATGGGAAGAAGTTTGACCAACAGGGTGTCCACATTGCTCATGCCATTTTTAGACGTTGAAACGGTTTGTCAATAATGCCAGCCAATGCCGTCGCCGATACTCGCGCAGCCTTAGCCACCGCGTTTTCGTCACTTGCGGCAACTTGCTACGCGTCAGTACCTGAATCACCTATCCCACCCGCAATCGTCATTGTGCCCGATTCTCCTTATATGGAAGTTGTGCTAATTGGTAAGGCTTCAACCAAAGTCAAAATTAACTTTGCAATCACTGCCATTGTTGCTTCAAATAGCAACGCTGGTTCGCTGGATAATCTGGAAAAACTCATAATCGGAATTCTTGCGGCAATGCCCGCAGGATACGTTGTTGGCGTTGTTGAGAAGCCGACAGTGTTGGAAGTAGGACAAAGCCCAATGCTGGTTGCTGACATTAACGTTTCGACGTACTACACACAAACTACTTAAAAGGAGATAACGTGCCAACAACGATCATCACGGGTCGCGATTTAATCTTGACGATCGCGACCGTTAACTACGACGCGCAGGCGACCAGCGTGGTTTTAAGCAATGCACCAACAGTCACGACTTACCAAACACTTGACGGCAAGGCTTACAAGCACATTGACGACCAGTGGACTTTGGACGTCGAAATGCTTGCAGACTGGGGCGCGGCTTCATCACTTTGCGAAGCACTTTGGACTGCATGGGAAAGCGCACCAAATACAGTTTTGGCGGTTTCCTTAACTGCTGCAACTGGTGCGGTCTTCACTTGTAACGTCATGCCAGTTGTTCCGTCAATCGGCGGTGCAGCACCTGACGCACAGACAGTTTCACTATCATTCGTGGTAGTAGGAAATCCAAGCGAAACGTTCTAAACCTAACAATCGGGAGACAAAATGAAACTACCAATCACAATTGAATACACCAACGGCGATCAGATAACTTACACGGCTGCACCGCCTGAGTGGGTTAAATGGGAAAAGCACACGGGCAATACCATTGCACAGGCACAGGAAAAAATCGGAATATCCGATTTGGTATTTCTTGCCTATCACGCCATGAAGCGTGAGGCAGCGGGCAAGCCAGTGAAACCGCTTGACATTTGGACTGAAACAATTTCTGAAGTCATTGTCGGTGAAGCAAACCCAAAAGCCACCCAGTCGGAAGCCTTGCAAGAGTAGTTTGGGAGTTAGCCCTAGCAACAGGGTTACCGCCCAGCGAATTCGAAGCAGCTGAAGACATTCTGACGGTGTTGGAAATCTTGGAAGGACGGGCAAATGGCAAGTGACGCAATTTCTTACGACAAAAATGAGTTGCGTGCCATTGTCCGTTCCTTTAAAGCCATGGACGACGCAGCGTTGGCGCAAGCCAAGGAGGCAACCAGTGAATTGGCAACATACGTTCAAGGCAAAATTAAGGCAACCGCTGCAACCGTAACACGCAACAAGGTTGACAATCGCGTTGCCGACGGTTCAAAGGTTTCCAAGTCTTCCAAGATTGGTGAAATTTCATTTGGTTTTGCTGGGCAAAAACTAAGCGGTGGTGCAACTACGCAACAGATTTGGGGCGGTGTTGAATTTGGTTCAAATAAATATAAGCAATTTCCAGTGTGGTCAGGTCGCGAAGGTCGTGGTTCACGCGGTTGGTTTATTTATCCAACCTTGAGAAGTGTGCAGCCCGATATTGTGAGAAAATGGGAAGAATCGTTTTCTAAGATAGTGAAGGAGTATGACTAATGGCTGGTAGTCGCACGCTCAAACTTTCCATTCTTGGTGACGTTGATAATCTCAACAAGTCGCTAAAATCTGCAACCCAAGACGTTGACACATTTGGCGACAAAATTGGCAAGACTGGCAAAATGATTGGCGCGGCGTTTGTCGCTGCTGCCGCTGCTGCTGGTGCTTACGCCGTCAAAATTGGCATTGAAGGGGTCAAGGCAGCAGTTGAAGACGAAAAGGCACAGACACAACTTGCCCTTGCCTTAGAAAACGCTACAGGGGCAACCAATGCCCAAATCGCAGCGACCGAACAATCCATTCTTAAAATGTCACTTGCCACGGGTGTGGCTGACGATCAGTTGCGCCCAGCCTTGGGACGCTTGGTGCGTTCAACTGGTGACATTACAAAGGCACAAGATTTACTTACAAACGCACTAGACATTGCAACTGCCACGGGTAAGCCACTGGAAACCGTTGCGAACGCGTTGGGCAAGGCTTATGACGGCAACACCGCTGCACTGGGCAAATTGGGAATCGGTCTTTCAGCTGCTGAATTGAAGACCATGGATTTCACACAGGTGCAAAGTCGCCTTTCGGATTTATTTGGTGGGGCAGCAGCACGCAACGCAGACACCTACGCTGGACGCATTGCCCGTATGCAAGTGGCATTTGACGAAGCCAAAGAGACAATCGGGTTTGCCTTGTTGCCAATCCTTGAAAAAGTTATCAACTTCATTAACCAAAATGCACTGCCAGCAATCAACGCATTTTCCAAGGCGTTTAGTCTTGACGGTGGTGGTCTTGGTGGACAAATTACGCAAGTGGGCAATCTGCTGACGGCAGTGTTCACGCCAATCATTAACGGACTTGTGAAGGCATTTGGTTACGTCAAAGACGCAATCGGCGACAACCTTGAAACCTTTAAAGTGTTCGGCGCATATATTGCAACTTACCTTGCACCAGTAATCGGCACAGTTTTGGGCGGGGCTTTACAGGTAGCAGGCAAAATTGCAGGCGGGGTCATTGACGTCATTGCTGGTGTGGTCAGGATTTTAAACGGTCTAATTTCAGGCGCAGTGGCTGGAATTAACGCTTTGATCAGTGCCTACAATTCGATTCCATTCTTGCCTAACGTTTCCAAGATTTCTGCACCAAGCGTGAACGTTCCAACTATTTCAGTGCCAAAGACTTCAACACCAACAATTCCGTCAGTGCCAACAATTAACCT